CCAGCGGTCATGTGGCCGCAGGGTCCGCATCCGAGTCAGTGCGAGGCCCGCCAAGGAGCGATACACCGCAAGGAGGTGTAGGATGGCTTCAGGGGCATCGAAAATTGCAGTAGGATCGTTCGTCGGAACGGGCGCGAGCAAGGACGTGCAGGCCGTGGGCTTCCGGCCCAAGTACGTCAAGCTGCTCAACGTCACCGGCAGTTGCCAGGCCGAGTGGGTGCAGGGCATGGCCGACGCCTCCGCGCAGAAGGTCGTGGACAGCGGCGCGGGCGCGACCGACATCTCCCTGATCACCAGCGGCGGCGTCACGCCGTTGGCCGACGGCTTCACGCTCGGTGCCGACACCGACCTGAACGTCTCGGGCGAGATGGTTCGGTACGTCTGCTTCGACTAGCATCGCGGCGAAAAGTTGTGCGGGCGGTCAGTATCTACTAACGCAGGCATCCCCCCCCACCTGCTAGGTTTTGCTGACCGCCCGTCTTTTCTTCTTTTCTAGGAGAGGACCCATGAGCGATAGACTTTACGGCGCAGCCGACAAGGCTCCTCGATATCTTCAGCACAGGTTCGTCGCGGGTGCTGCTGACACGCTTCCGGAGACAGTCAAGGCCCACGGAATCGTGCTCGAAGACTTCGAGTATGCGCACATTCAAATCGTTCCGAGTGCGGGTGCCGATCCTGAGGCAACGGTGCAGTTCTGGTGTGAGTCGGCCGGCGCTTTCATTGATGACGTGAATGAGATCAGCTATCCGGCCAAAGGTGTTGGCGTTGCTTGGGAGATGAGCATCCCGGTGCGTGGCAGGATCATCTTTGTGTCATTGACTTCTGGGATCGGGGTCGGCGATAGCTGCAAGGTCTTCGTGGCAGGCTATCGCAACGGCTCTCGGTAGAGGATGAAACAGGGGAACGCCATTTCATTGCTGGAGGGCAATCCTGACGCTCTCCAGAATGCAGGGCGCGACGAGCTGCTCGGCCTGTTCGAGCACTACCGAACCATGTCAAACGAGCTGATCCGGCGGGCGGTGCTGGAGCGGGATCGCATTGACCTGCTGGCGGTGTTGGTGCTGGGCTACGAGGTGACGCCGCTTCACCTGGCGATGCTGCGCTTCCAGATGCTCCATCCAAGATCGCTTCAACTGGCATTTCGTGGTGCGGGCAAGAGCACGGTTTGCACTGTAACCAAGTGCATCCACTATTTGCTGAAGAATTCCAATTTCCGAATTTGCTTGGCCTCGAAGTCCACGGGCAACTCACAGGGCTTCCTGAAAGAGATCAAATCGCACTTCGAGAACAATGCCAAGCTGGAGGCAATCTTCGGTCCTTACTTTGACCCGCGCAAGGTGACGAAGTGGGACAACACAGAGATCGAGGTGCTTCCTCGGACCAAGCATACCAAGGAGGCGTCCGTTACCTGCGTGGGAGTCGAGGGCACCATCGTCAGCAAGCACTACGACGTGATCATTTCAGACGACCTTGTGGACGAGGACAACTCTCGAACCAAATACATGCGGGACAAGATCCGCACTTGGTTCTACCAAACCCTTGATCCGTGTCTCATGCCTCCCGACTCCGATGCACCCCATCGGGGCGAGCATCACATTCTCGGCACCCGCTACCATTACGACGATCTCTACGGGCAGCTCATGGAGCGCGAGTTCAAGGGCTGCCATCAAGTCATTCCCGCTCTGGACGAGCACGAGCGTTCGCCCTGGCCCGAGATGTATCCGCCCGAGTGGCTGCTGGAGAAGAAGGAGAACGCCGGCACCATCATCTTCAACGCTCAGTACCAGTGTGACACTGAGGCCATGAAGGGCGAGGTGTTCGAGTACGATGACTGCCAGGTCGTGGACGATGACGACATCCCGGGCGGCCTGCGCTTGTTCCAGGGCATCGATCTGGCCGTGACTGAGAAGGAGCGCAACGACCAGTTTGCCGATGTGGTGATCGGGCTGGACCGTTCGAAGAACGTCTACGTCATGGACTACTACCTCGGCCACATCGGATGGGCGGCGCAGATCCGGCAAGCCCTGGAGTTCTACATGAAGTGGGATCCGATCCGAGGCGGCGTTGAGAGTAATGCCTATCAGGACACCTTCCGGCAGGCCTTGCTGGACGAGGACAAGGACTACCGTTTCATCCCGATCAACACCGACAAGGACAAGATGACGAGGGCCTGGAAGCTCCAACCCTTGTTCGAGGGCCGGCGGGTCTACTTCCGAAAGAACATGGCGAAGCTCATCGACCAATTTGTCTTGTTCCCCTCCCATCGCTTCAAGGACGGGCTGGACGCCTTCGACATCGCCATCCGAGTGAGCAAGCGGAAGCACAAGCGGCCACGGCGCGAGTATGAGCCGGGCCTGATCTAGGAGGCTACGATGCAGGACTCCGTACAACAGGCGGCTCTCAACGACACTCTCGCCAAGGGCCTCAAGTCAAATCGTCGAGCCATCCGTGCCCTGGTCATCCCGTTGGACAAGGCGAAGGGCGTTCCGCTTTCCAAGCAGGTCGAGGACAAGACAGGGCAGTCCAAGGAGTTGCCGGAAGATCCATGGGACGTGCTGGCCCGTGAAGGCGACATTGTAGAGCCGCCATTTGACTTGCTCACCCTGTCGATGCTGACCGAGCATAGCACCGAGTTGGGCCAGTGCATCGAGAGCATGGTGAGCAACATCGACGGCTTTGGGTATCGTTTCATTCCGCGCCTTCGGAATCTCGATCCAAAGCAGGTAGACTCGGAGATGCTGAAGGCGGTGAAGCGGGAAAACGTCGATCTACAAAACTTCTTCGCCTACTCATGTCTCGACGATTCCTTCACGAGCTTTCGCAAGAAACTTCGCAAGGATCTGGAGACGACTGGCAACGCCTGGGCCGAGGTCATCAGAGGGATCGATGGGCGCATCCAGACTTTCAACCATCTGCCTGCCTACCAGATGCGGCTTGGCGTGATGGAGGCAGATCCGATCAAGGTGTCCATGCCGGTGCTGGAGCTTCAGTACGACGGCAGTATCCAGATCAAGACCATTAAGGTCTGGCAGCGCTTCCGCAAGCACGCCCAGTCGAAGGCGACCTACTTCCGGAACATGGTCGTGGCGAACGACTACGCCATGCGCTGGTTCAAGGACTTTGGCGATCCCCGCGAATACCACAAGGCAGATGGGCGCAGGATGAACACGCCCCAGGAGCTAGCAGAGCTGAAGGAAGAAGATCGGGCCAACGAGGCGGTTCACTTCCGGCTCTACTCGCCGCGCTCGCCCTACGGCCTTCCTCGGTACGTCGGCAACATGCTGTCCATCTTCGGCGACCGAGCGGCGGAGGAGATCAACTACATCACCTTCCGCAACAACAACATCCCTTCGATGGCACTGCTCGTGAGCAACGGCCAGCTCACCGAGGCGACCATCAAGCGCATCGAGTCCTTCGTGGAGTCGCAGATCCAGGGTAGCGACAATTACTCCAAGTTCCTCATCATCGAGGGCGAGTCGGACACGATGGAAGGCGAGGACAGCGGGCAAGTCAAGCTCGACATCAAGCCGCTGGCCAAGGAACAGCACATCGACGAGCTGTTCCAGAACTACTCCAAAAACAACCAGGACAAGATCAGACGCGCCTTCCGGCTGCCGCCTATCTTCGTCGGACGTTGTCACTCTGAGGATACCGAGTACCTGACGAGCCAAGGTTGGAAGCAGTACCAGGCTATCGGGGAAGAAACGCTTGCCACCATGAACCCGGCCGCCGGGGAGATTGAGTTCCAGGTGCAAACGGCGAGGCACTGTTACGAATTCGAGGGCGAGCTGATTCAACTGAAGAACCGTGGATTGGATGCGCTGGTTACTCCGAATCATCGGATGTGGGTCAGGCCAACCGTTGCCAGGCTGCGGGCAGAGAAGCCCTGGGGCTTCTGCGATGCTGGTGGGCTGTCACGGATGCGCAACGGCAACGGTGGAAGCGTGGAGATCCCGGTGGCAGCAAGTTGGCAAGGTGAGCAGCTTGAGCACTTCATGATTCCACGGAACGATGGGAAGGCATCTTGGAGTCCCGACAAGCCCACCAAGAACTCGACCAGGGACCTGGAACGCTACGAGGCCAGGGGCGAGCGCATGGTGAATGGTGACGACTTCCTGGCTTTCCTGGGCTACTTTGTGTCCGAGGGCAGCACCACTAGCACTCCAGGTCCGATCACCTTGTCGCAGAACACCGGGCTGGTGGCTGAGAAGATGGTGGCACTGTTGCGCAGGCTTGGATTCGAGCCGGGCGTCACAGAAAGCAGACCGGGGCAACTGAAGATCGATATCTGTCACGTGGGCCTCTGGGCATGGCTGCGGGAGTACTGCGGCCATGGCGCTGCGGACAAGCGATTGCCGAGCTGGGTGCTGGGCGTGCAGCAGCGGCAACTGGAGCTGGTGTTGGACTGCATGGTAGAAGGCGATGGCAGCAGGCCGGATCTGGGATCAGATGGAGCGTTTACCTATTCGACTATTTCCAAGGTGTTGAATGGTCAACTGCATGAAATCTGCCTGAAGCTCGGCATCGCCCTGACAACCAGGGAGTTGGATCGAAGTGCGGAGGGCTTGCATGATCTGTACTCCTCCTATGGGCACTACGACAAACGGCACTTGTTGCAAGTGGACACCCAGATCACCAGCGTGTTCTATCAGGGCAAGGTCGCGTGCTTCACGGTGCCCAACGGGCTGTTGGTCACGCGGCGGAATGGGCGGGTGATGATCTCCGGGAACAGTGATGACTACACCCGCGCCACGGCCGAGTCGTCTCGCCGGTTGGCCGATGAGCAGGTGTTCGCTCCCGAGCGAGACGACTTCGACGATTGGGTCAACCGGGTGCTGTTCCCTGCGATGGGCATCCAGTATCATCGCTTCAAGAGCAACAGCCCCAACACGACCGACAACACCGAGCTGGTCAAGATCCTGGCCGGCGCGGAAAAGACCGGCGGCATGACTCCGCGCATCGCTCGAATGCTGCTCCAGGACATCCTGAGCATGGAGCTTCCGGAGTTCCCCGAGGACTTCCCCGCTGACATGCCCTTCTCCATGACCATGGCCGAGGCGGTGAAGAACAAGGCCGACGTGACCGAGCCCGGCCAGCAGATCACTGCGCTCAAGGCCATGGAGGCGCTGACAGGAGCCGACCCCGGCTACCTCGCGCTGCTAAACGAGTCCTTCGTGGACAAGCTGGTCGAGGTACAGCGCCGGCTGGAGAACGGCTGGCGAGAAGCTGTGGAGCAAGAGGCCGCGGACCACGAGCACGGAAGCGAGAAGGAGCTGGATGAGCTGTGACCCATACGGTCCTCAAGCTCGCAGCAGTTGATCACTTCTTCGAGCGTCGCCAAGCTGTAGACCGGCTCTTGGCGAAGGCTTCCAACGTCACCCTTGTTGCCCGAGTCGCCCGAATCGAGCGTGAGCTTCGACGCTATTTAGAGGCTAAATGGAACGCGCTGTCCGAAGCGGCCGTGGACGAGGCCGGCCGACTGGCCCGTCAAGGCGCGTCGCCTGAACGAATCGAGCGAGCGGTTCGGAGCATCATGCGGCGCTGGCCCGATGAGGTGCGGGACAAGATCCGAACCGATGTCCGCGATGCCTACTGGTTGTCTCGGACTGCGGCTTGGCAGCACGCGCTGGGTCGAAGCAAGGCACCGCTGACCTACACGACTAAGGGCAACCTGGTCGTGCTGGCGAAGGCTCCGTCTGCGGAGGCAGCGATCAATCCGTCCTTCTCTCTAATCGACGAAGCTGCCGTGGAGCGAATTGGCAACCATCAGGAGCTTTGGATCGGTGACCACTACGACCGGCACGTCAGCCAGGTTGTCCGCGATTCGGCCAAGCAGACGAGCCTCATCGAAGGGCGAGGCCGGGCGCAAGCCGGGCGAGACATGGAGCGGTCTGTCCGTGAGTCGCTTGGCATCGTGGTGACGTCTGCCGGCTTCCGGGGAACCAAGGAGCAGTACTTCGAGGGGCTGGCAGCGAATGCAGTCACGACTTCTCGTTCCTTCGGTCACCTCACGTCCTTCGGCGAGCTGGGCATCACCCACTACGAGATCGACAACCCTTCAGACGATCGGACCTGCTCGGTCTGCTCGCACATGGTCGGCAAGGAGTTCTCAGTTCGGCAAGGGCTCGACACCATGGAGGCGGAGCTGGGTGCAGACAGCAAGGAGGGCGTCCGCGATGCTCATCCCTGGCTGCACTACGGCAAACTGATCGAGGTATCTGAGAAGCCTGGCAAGGTGGGGGCGGAGGATTCGAGTGCGCTCGCTGCTCTCGGCTTCAACGTCCCGCCCTTCCATTTCCGGTGCAGGTGTGCGATCGTCGTCTCAGACTCCTCAGTCTTTGGATCTTCCTAGGTGCCAGAAGTCGGAGGAGTGGCTGCCAAGCCGAGAGCGCCCGAGGTCAAGTACCCGAACTAGCAACGCTCTACCAGTCCAAGGCAGGGCAGGGGAAATCATGACGCGACGAAAGCGGGCATCCAAGCCCATCGAGGATCGCAAGCTGATCAAGGCCGAGCCCATCCAGTCGCCTTCGCTGGGCGACGGAGGTAAGCTCCAGCCTGCGAGCCTGTCCGGCCCCAGCGGCATCCTGGACGAGGATGAGAAGGGATCGAACGACTCACTGGTGAAGGTGCAAGACATCGGCACCTACGACCCCTCGAAGCTCTCGGACGCGGTGCTGCGGGACGACTTCAGGATCGTGCTGGCCTGGTACTCCTCGTGGAAGAAGAACCCCCGGAGCTTCATGCACTCGCGGGAGCAGATCGCTGCCTTGCTCAAGCTCATCCTGGAGGAGGCGAAGCGACGCGGCCCCGAGGTCGTCACCTTCGATCCGGAAGGCATGAAGCCAGACTCCCGAGAGCTGTTCGAGGAGGTGGCCCCGAAGGTCGGCTTGCCTGCCGTGCAGTTCAAGGTGCAGAAGCAGATCAGCCCCACCGAGGGCGTCTTCCTCTACGTGCCTCTGCCGGCCGAGGTGAGCGGCCGGTTTGGCAAGCTCTCGGCTGAGTTTGGCGAGAAGGCCAAGGACATCGAGTCGCAGGAGACGGATCACATCACGGTCCTCTGGGCCAGCCCCGAAGTCGTGCAGGCGGCCGATCTCGACTGGACCGCGCTTCGAGACGAGATCCTGGAGTCCATCCATCACATCCTGCCGCTCAAGGCACAGTTCCAGGGCTGGGCCTACTTCGACAACTGCGTCCATCGCGGCGAGAAGCGGACGGCGCTGGTGGCCTTGGTTGACGTGCCCGGCCTGGAAGCCATCT